GCCAAGGTCTTGACGAATCAAATCTGTCAAAGCATCTTTTTTCAGTCTGAAACTACCGTAAGCGTCTTTTTTGCTTTGGGCATCTGCGTCTGTGCGTGGGTTTAGGTTTTGAATACGCTGCTGAATCAATTTCAAGACTTCTTGTTCTTTGGAAGTCAAAGTGGCTTGATTTGATTTGCCAGCCAACACATCGGCAATCGGGCCTGTGTTAACCGATGGGTCTTTAAGATATGTAAGCAGCTTTTTAGCAATAAATTCTTGGGTAGGAATGTGTCCTGGCTTGCTTGCATCTGTCAATGCGTTAACAGAACCAACATAACTATTAATTGCTTGCGTAGCACGTGCGCGCTCTGTCTCTGCCGTTGAACCCGTAGGGACTGCTTGAGGTGCATTGCTTGGCTGTGGTGCAGCACCAGGTGCGCCAGCGCCACCCATCAAATTGGACGGTGCGCCTAAAGTACCTTGTGGAGTAACAGGAGCCTGAACAATGTTTCCGGTAACAGGGTCTGTAAATGTTTGAGTACGAACACCCATTGGGTTAGTTTGTGGCGTACCCATAACATCAAATTGACCTGTAACAGGGTTTTGTGCAATTGTTTGTCCTGCTGCGTTTTGACCAATTTTAGGCGTTACCAAACCAACTTGCTCTGCTGGGCTAATCGCTTGTTTAGACAACAGCTGCAAAGCAGGAAGAATCTTGGTTGGGTCTTTGTGAGCTTGTACGATCAATGGAGCTATTGCTGCACTTGCTTCAGACTTACTAAAACCACTTTTGTGTAGTTCTGGCTTTAGGTCATCCAAATATTCCGTGATTCCGTTTGCATCACCTTTTTTTACCAAGTCCATCAAAACAGGGTCGGTTGCACTCGCAGCCGCAATTCTTCCTGCCTCAACACGTTTTTTAACGCCAAGTTCAAGTTCAGAAACACCAGTTTCCGCAGTTGCTTTACGAACAGCTAAAGGATTAATTTTTGTCGCTTGTTCAATTTCCATGCGAGCTTTTTGAAGCTGCAACGGATTAAGTTCTTGAGACTGCTGATAAGCCTGAACACCACGCGCCGTGTTGATCAAGTCGCCCAAGCTAGTGCCTTGTTGAGGTGCTGGCCCCAAATTCGTGTTGAATTGATAGTCTGGCATTTCAGTTCCTTATGCGACACGACCACCTTGGTTCAACAAAGAAGCCAAAGTGTATTGATTGGTGACGTTGTTCAAGGCGTTGGTGTAAGCATTAGCTGCACCAGTTCCACCAGCCGCCTGAGCCGCTGCGCTGCCTACACCCAATTGAGCATTTGCGTTTGCCAAGTTTGTGGCCGCTGTGTTTGTAGCAGTCTGACCAGTTTGACCAATACCTGCGATTCCAGCCAAGGTGTTGTAAATGTTGCTGCGCTGATTCTGATAGTTCGTAAACGCATTTTGATACGCGTTGCCTGCGTAATCTTGGGTGTACTTTTGAAGCCCTTGTAAAGTGTTACCGGACAAAGCACCACCACCCACGTTTCCAGCGCGTTGGTTAGCCATCTGGCCCTGCTGCAACATGAAGTCGTAGTTAGGAGCCAAACCTGCGGCAAGATCAGCAGCGTTGAATTGATGGGTCAGGTAATCAGTTGCACCAGTAACAGGCCCAATCGGGTTTCCGCTTGCATCATATTGAGTTGTAGCTCCGCTACCCATGCCAGCAAGTTGGTTCAATGCTCCGTAACCAGAAGCACGATAAGGCGCTTGCTGTTTGTTAATTGTTTCAAAGTTTGCTTGCTGTTGTGCTTGTGCTTTAGCGGCTGCATCAGCTTGAATCTGAGCTGCGTTAGTCGCTGCGTTAGCACCCAAAAGGCCAGACACAACACCTGCGCCTGCAGTATAGGGAAGAATGTCGGCAAGAGTGTTGCCAGCGCCTGCTGCACCTGCTGCAGCACCTAAACCAGCAGCGCCTGTATCTATGCCGCCAAGGGTAGAACCAATTCCATTAGCACCAGTTAAACCAGCCGCACCAAGTCCGGCCATCGTTGCTGCATTTGTTGCATTTAAACCAGAAGCGCCTAATATTCCACCAGTAGCACCTGCTGTTGTTAAACCTTGAGCACCACCCATATCGGCAAGACTTGTACCCAAACCGCCTGTTTGCAAACCTGGTGCGCCTGTTGTAGACGCTAAATTTAAACCTTGACCTGGTGCAGCTTGCAATCCAACATTAGAGCCAAGATCGGCAGCAGTTCCGCTTGCCATGCCTTCAGTCGTTCCAGCCACATTACCCAATGTCGTGACTTCAGGTTGAACAAAAGGCGCATATCCAGCGGGAAGTTCACTTGTAAATTGGCTGGCGACATTTGCGGGAAGTGTTGTTCCGGCAGGAACCCCTGCCTCACTGCCATAAATCAAAAAATCGGCTTGAGGGTTAAACCATGCGCCAACTTCAGGAGCAAAATAATAACCACCAGCGACAAGAGCAGCAGCCTCTAAGGGATGTTCGGTTACAAAGTCAGCCGCGCCGCCGACAACATTACCTGCGGTGTCAAGAGCGCCACCGACTACATCTCCAACGCCACTAAGAACACCTGAGATAGCATCTGTTACGGCAGAGACAGGATTGCCGCCGCCTTCCAAAGTCATACGACCATCAGGCCGAGGCTTGAAAGCGTTGATAGGCAATTCACCAAAAAAAGCGTTATATCTCATAATTTAAACTCCACCAGAATTTGACGTTGCTTGAAATTAAGCCTGCGCCAAAGTCTTGCAACAGATTCCCTCACGCCAGCCTGAATTTTAGTCGCACCATGCGCCTTTAGGATAGCTTTTAGTTGGCTAAACGTGTCCAAATTGGTGATGTTTTTACCGCCTATCGCAGTAACCCACGCCACTCTGTCATTTGGCATATTTGTGAATGAAATCGTGATTACGCCTTTTAAAACATCCCCATCAAAAATCCCTAGTGTCAACCATTGACCATTTGTAAGATAAACCTTCATCTGATCTAGGGTGAAATCATCTGTTGCAGACTTCAAAACACTCGCTAAAAATGGCGAAATTGACGCCCATCTTTGGGAGATTTGTTCTGGTGGAATCCGCAAAAGTTTCATTTAAGGATTGTAGTAAGGAACTTTAAAAGGCTTTCCGTTTACAGTCACATTTATGAATCCAGCGGGCTGTGCAGGAAGCGTTGCCGACCCTGCGGTTGCCGTTGTTGCCGAGGAAAAGTTCAACAGATTCAAAAAGAATTGTTGCCAAGACCTAGAAGGCCGATTACCGTCTAAAAAATCACTTTGTGGGTAAGGATTAGTCTGAGAAGACCCATACAGTCCATTAGCCATCAATTTTCCCCTTCACTTGCTTTCAAGTTAGCAGAAATAATGACAGCGTTCACAGGGTCTGTGATGGAAACCTCAAACACCCTGTCCCGAGCCATGCCCAACCTACGCCAAATCGCACGATTCTTGAACCGACCAAGTTGACCAATGCTGCAAGTGTAATACTTAGTCCAAGTAGAACCACCATCGTTTGACCAGCGCAGCATCGCCTGTGGGTTAGTAGTCGTTGAAGTATTCGTCAAGATTCCTTGCGTACCAATCACATAAGTCGCCAAAGGCCCAATCACGAATGAAGCATTGGGATAGATGATGTAAGGCGAACTTACATAGATGTCACCAGTCCCAACAGACAGACCAGTAGTACCAACGCCAGGCTGAAACTGAATTTGGAATTCATCGAAATATTGTCTTTGTAGGTCAGTAACTAAATGTGGCGCTCTGCGAAGTCTGCGGACGTTTTGACCGTCATCGGTGTAATTCTGTTTGTCCAGCTCATAAATCTTGCCGTTTTCCCAATCACCCACCAAAACCATGCCTTGGAACACAGCAGAACAGTTACCACGGTGACGCTGATATGAGCTGTCATCAGCGGTGTAAAGCCATTTGTGCCACATGTCTGTGGTTGCGTCATAGGCCCAAGTGAGGTTTAACGTGGGAAATGTAACGACATAAATTTCATGACCTTCAAGCTGGTAAGTCCATGCGATAGCATCATTTACATATTGATTGGTAAGGCTGTTTTCTACTGCATGAGTAGAAATCCGGTTAGGAATGTAGCCCTTCATCTGCATGATTTGTGCCTGACCGCGATTGTTGCGCGACACATAAGCAAACGAATTACCCAATCGAGACACAGAAAACTTGGCCGCAATGCCGTGTTGGGTTGAAGTACCTGGGATTCTTTGGAATGGGAAAGGCGTAGCGCCCACATCCACCCAAACTTCAGAGGAAACCTCACCCATCAAATAGACTTCGCGGTGATCAACAATTAAAGCTACGATGTTGTCAGGTGCGCCATCCTTGTTGGCATAGCTAGTTGAGCCAGAAATTGGAGAAAGCAAATCGCTTGAACCCCATTGCTGTGAACCTGGATGGTCGTAAACAAAGTAGTTGTCCACAATGTCCACCGAGTTGGCGCCAGAAAATGCTCCATCTGTTGAAGGCAAAACCGAGAAGTTAATGCCGTACATAGTGACTCCAGCACCAACCGTGTTGGATTGACTGAGCGTGTATGTACCTGTGCCGCCTGTACCTGTTCCTAGGGCCGTGATGATCGTTCCAGCGGCCATGCCAGCGCCTTGAACAGTCTGACCAACGTAGATCGTGCCAGATGCCACGGCAGAAACAGTCAAGGTTGTACCGGCAGACGTTGCGGTAAACACAGCCCCCACAGCAGCAGAATTCAAAGCTCTGGTGGATACAGTTTGCGAGACATTGACTGTGTAAGTTCCGACACCGCCTGAACCTGAACCCAATGCGGTAATCACAGTCTCCAACGTGACGCCAACGCCATAAACCGATTGTCCAACAGCCAACGTGCCGCTAGATTTAGAAGCAACAGTTAATGTTGTTCCTGAGATTGAACCCGTGAAAACAGCGTTAGCAGGATTAGAGATTCGCCATGTGTATCGGTAAGCACCGTCCACAATGTAGACGTTAATGCCGTTGTCAGATATGCCAACGCGACCTGTTGAGGAATTCAGCACACCGACCACAGCAGGAACTAAATTTGACGTCAGAACGTAAACGTAAGGCCCACACACAACCACCATCTGATTGCCGCCAGAGACAGTCCGCATACCGCGAACTTCTTGCATGTTGGGCAACAATGCTTTAAGTGTTAACCCTGGTGTTGGGTATAGGGCAACGACACCGCGACTGCCAGGTTGCTTAAGTGGGTCAACTTCGGGAAAGAAATTGATCGTCTCATTTGTATCCTGATAGATTGAGGCAGATGTGTAGCTAGGCCCGACGAATCCAAAATCAGCCATTTGGTTCTTCCTTGTAAGAATCGCCTCTTATAAGAGTTTTCATGCTTGGCAGGCTGATTCCAAAACGCACAGCCAATTCCCTTGTTGGGATGCCTTCCTTGCGTAATTGTCTGGCTTCTCTAGCTTGTTGCATAGTTAATTTACACCTTGGGCCTGAATCTGTTGGAAATTTCTTCTGCCTATTTTTCTTGACTTTATCTTCCATGTTGTCTCTATGAGTCCCAACCCAAAGATGCTTTGGGTTACAACATGCTGGATTGTCGCAGGTATGAAGTAAAAATCCTTTTTCGTCTGTTAGTTTAGGCGCTCTGATTTCAATCACGCCAGGAAATGCCAAGTTATAAATTACTCGATGTGCATAGTATTGCCAATCTTTGATTTGTACCCTGCCATAGCCATCTTCATTTTTGTAACCTAACCAAAACCAACATTCATCTTCGCCTTTTTTATCAACTTTGCTCCACAAGATTTCTGGTGTATTTGCTGGTCTACCAGGAGATTTCGCAACATTTCCATTTTTCTTTTTTGCGTAGTGTTTTTTTGAATATTCACGTTGCTTAATTTTTTTTGCTAACAATTTATCTAGATCATTCATTTTTAACTCCTTTGTTAATAGAGCCTTAATGATAGATATTTCTAGATATTCTGTCAACTTAATAAATCCCTACACGAAACCTCCGCTCAAAATCCAACCAGCATCCTTGCTGCGAGTATTCATCAAAGCATCTGGGTATCGAGCAACTTGCAAAGGAGCCATGTTTGTGCGCTTCAAAGTTGCTTTAGCTTGTGCCGCATAGCCTTGAATCATGCCGATTTGCACTTGACTAGCCTTGCCGTACATGGGCATCAAGCGTTCCGCCAAACACCAGCGCAGAGCCATTGAATAGCCTTGTGGCAGAACAATAGAATCATGCAAACCGTTGTATCTGCTAAAAATAGTATTAGCAAACAAGTGCATCTCACCCTGCGATGGGTTAGGCCACACAAACAAGTTTCCAGTATCAGCGCCAGGATTGAAGTAGATCGCTTTAGGCCACGGGCCACTTAGCGTCTTCAAACCAATTAGCTCATAGTCCTGCAAGGCCAGAACGGACACGGGGTAATCCAAGCCCCCGTTTACGATTGGCTGACCATTTGAGTTGGTGTTAATACGTACAAAAGCAGAAGTGATCTGCAATGGTTTTTCGTAGTAAGCAGTTATCGCAGTTGATGATACTGACTGACTGATGTTAAGTTTGTATGTTCCAACTTCGTTGACGTTGCCACCAGCGCCAGTTAGAAAATCAACAATTTTTGTTCCTGCCGTAATTCCTGTGCCGCTTAAAGTTTGACCTTGTGCGACTGCGCCAGACGTTATTGCAGTAACAGTAAGAATGTCGCCAGAAATTGAACCCGTAAAGGCCGCGCCAATAAAGTTAGCAGTAGAAGCAACAGGCCCGATGGTGTACTGAACTTGACCTGCGATTACAGGAAAAATGATTTCCGTGACGTTGTACACCATCATGTCTTCATTTGACCATTGGTCAATAAGATCATTCAGCATGTCAAACGCGTCTTGAGCAGCGTCAGGGGTTGGCGTTTCTCCGGCTTCCAATGCCCCGATGTCTTTCAATGCGCGGGAGATGATGTCAATGGGCATTGTCATGGCTTGGCCTTATAGGGTGAAAGTCTGTGGCAACCAAGGGGCTGGTACAGGCTTTTTTGAGATGGTTTGTAGTTGTTCTTGTAAGCGTGATTTTATGATGTTTACGCCTTCAATGGTAGAGGCATCTTCAATCCAGTGGGCAATCATTTCCTCTGTCACTTCATCAAAAGGAACATTCAACTTTCCATCAGGAAAAGACCAATAGCCTTCAGTCTCCACCGTGTTGGCTTCGTCTGACATAGCGCAATGGTACTTAGCCGATGTGATCAGGCCATCATCAGCGTAAACCTCTAGGATTTTCCAAGTCATTTGGCCTCCAAAGTTGCCAAACGGGTTTCAAGGTTTT